AAGATTTCTAAATGGCAGAGAGCATCACAATAACAGAAGAAGATACTGGCCCAACTGCACCTGTTGCTGAGGATAACCCATCTGAACGACCTGAGTGGTTGCCAGAAAAGTTTAATTCAGCTGAGGATATGGCAAAGTCATATAGTGAACTTGAGAAGAAGATGTCTGCTCCAAATGAGCAAGCAGCTGAAACAGAGACACCACAGAGTGAACCTGTTTCATTTACCAAGTTTGCCGATGAATATGCTGAGGCAGGTGAATTGACTGCAGATAGTTTTACGGAACTTGAAGGCATGGGTTATCCAAAAGAAATGGTGGAGACTTATATTAAAGGAATGCAATCCTCACAGACTGCAGACGCTAATGAAGTTATGGCGACTGTTGGAGGTAAGGAAGGTTATGAAGAACTGACCGATTGGGCTAAGGCATCACTCGATGTCAAAGAGCTAGAACTCTATAATAATATGGTCAGTGGTAGCACTGAAAACGCTAAGATGGCTGTCGAATGGCTGTCTTCAAAGCGTGAAGCAGTTGAAGGAAATGAGCCGAACTTATTACAAGGCAAGGCATCAGCTGCACCCAAAGATGAATTTAGAAGCACAGCGCAAGTTGTAGCTGCAATGAAAGACCCACGATATGGCAAGGATACGGCTTACACCAAAGACGTTGAAGAAAAGCTAGGGCGTTCATCAGTATTTTAAAAGGAGATTAGGATGCCAAAAGGCAAGGGAACTTACGGTACAAAACGAGGCCGTCCACCAAAGAAAAAGTAAACCTTCTGGCGGGGCATCAGTCCCGTCAATTTATCACAAGGAATAACTATGGCTAAAAAACCTGGCTTATATGCAAACATCCACGCAAAACGTGCAAGAGGTGGGACACCCCGTAAGGTTGGCTCAAAAGGCGCACCGACTGCAAAAAATTTTAGAGCTGCAGCTAAGACTGCAAAGAAGAAGTAACTAACACACCTCTTTAGGTGGTTGAGACTATCGACAATGAACGACAGAGCCATATGCGTATGACAACCCTGATTAGTAAGAGCGAAAGTCATTCTTAAATCTTAAATTATCATAGGAAAAGATAATGACAAACGTAACTCCGTCACGCCTCGGCGCGGCAAACCTTGCGGCAGCTAACTACACGCAAACAAATGCTTTATTTCTTAAAGTCTTTGCTGGTGAAGTTTTAACTGCCTTTGACGAAACAAACGTAATGAAAGACTTACATGTTGCTCGAACAATTTCGAGTGGTAAGTCAGCTTCATTCCCAGTGACAGGTAAAGCTAACGCTGCATACCACACTGTGGGTACGCCTTTATTGGGTACACAAGCGATTAAACATAATGAAATCGTTGTAAATATCGATGACATGTTGATTGCTGATACATTCATCGCAAACATCGATGAAGCTAAGAACCACTACGATGTACGTGCAGAATACTCACGTCTATTGGGTATGGCTCTTGCTAAACAATTTGATGTTCGCTGTTTACAATTAGCTGTATTAGCGGCTCGTGCCTCTGCAACCATCTCTGGTGGTAATGGTGGTTCAGCTATTACTGATGCAGATGCTAAAACAAACGGTGCATCATTAGCAGCATCAATCTTTGAAGCAGCTAAAATCTTGGATGAGAAAGACGTTCCTGAAAATGAACGTGTAGCCATCATGAAACCCGCACAATATTATAACTTGGTACAAACTACTGATGTTATTAACCGTGATTGGGGTGGAGCAGGTGTCTACGCTGATGGTAAAGTATTACGTGTGGCTGGTATTGAGATTGTGAAATCTAACAATGTACCATCAACAAACGTATCAGCAGTAGCTGGTGAACAGAATACTTACCACGGTAACTTCTCAACGACTGCAGCTGTTGTAATGCAGAAGCAAGCGATTGGTACTGTTAAGTTAATGGACTTAGCAGTTGAAAGAACATCTGGTGACTTCGAAGTTATGTACCAAGGTACATTAATGGCTGCGAAGTACGCAATGGGCCACGGCATCTTGCGTCCTGAGTGTTCAGTAGAAATCAAAACTGCTTAAACTTTTTTGGGTTGGCCTTTATGAGGTCAGCCCATTTTTTTATTTTATGAGGACATCATGACAAAACCATCGTCCATGACCGTACTAGAGGCGGTCAACGTCCTGTTGACAACAATTGGCGAAGCACCTGTGAATACACTTACAGGTAACCAAGTTACTGATGTGACAATAGCTAACCAAGTTTTAACTGAAGTGAGCCGTGAGGTACAAGCACAAGGCTGGCACTTCAACACAGAAGACAAAGTTGTCCTCAGCCGTAACGAATTTAATTTTATCGTAATACCTGCAGACGTAGCACGTATCGATACACCTGATTACAACACTGTAATACGTGGTGATAAACTATTTAACTTAGACACACGCAGCTATGAATTTACCACAACTGTTGAAGCATCCATTGTTTACTACCAGGATTTCTTAGAACTTCCTGATGTTGTGAAGAAGTATATTACAACAAGAGCTGCTCGTATCTTCTCAGACCGAATGCTTAACTCAGAAACCATACACAGAATGGTATCTCGTGATGAGCAAAAAGCCCTGATTGACCTAAAAGATTTTGAAGGGGACACAGCGGATTTCAACATGATGGATAGCTATTCAGTATCTCGTGTAATGAACCGTGGGAATAAACGTAGGATACTTTAATGGGAATGATAAGCTCTGCTATCCCCAACTTGATACAAGGCATATCGCAACAATCACCAGCTCTGAGGCTTTCGTCTCAGGCTGAAGTGCAAGTTAATGCGTTTCCTTCTCTGGTTGAGGGACTACAAAAGCGACCACCGCTCGAACATGTGGCTATTATGAGTGCATCCGAAACAACGGGGTCATTCACACAATTAATAAATCGTGATGCAAATGAACGCTATTTCATGTTCATAAATGCAAGTAATCAGATTTCTATTTATGATTTAGCAGGGAATGCAAAAACTGTAACATATCCTAATGGTACTGGGTACTTAAACACTTCAACACCCTCTACTGATTTCAGAGCAGTGACTGTTGCTGATTATACTTTTATTGTGAACTCAAACCAAACAGTTGCAATGAGTACAGCAACTACCCCAGTATATCCTTACACTGGTTTGATAGCTGTAAAACAAGGTGATTATAATCAACGCTTCACAGTTTATCTTGATGGTAACGTAGCTGCGAACATCACTACTTCTGAAACAGACCAAATTGAAACTCGTACAGATGACATCGCTTCACGCTTGGCATCAGCTATAAATGGTCAATCAAACTTCTCTGCACAAGCAGATGGTTCAACAGTTGTCATAAATAAAACTGGTAACGCATCATTTGACTTAGCTACTTATGATAGTTTGGGAGATACAGCATTAAGTCCAACTGTAGGAACAGTACAAAGATTTGATGATTTACCAAGACAAGCACCACATGGATATATTGCTCACATTCAAGGTGACCAAACAAACGATTTTGATGATTACTATGTAAAATTTGTAAGTGACAATGGAACACAAAGCAAAATTGGTGCTGGTACTTGGATTGAGTGGGCAAAACCAAATATCCAATATGAGCTTAATGCAGCTACTATGCCTCACTTATTAATACGCCAAGCCAATGGTAACTTTACTTTTGAGCAAGCAGATTGGGGTGATAGGGCAGTTGGAGATGAAATCTCTATTCCTAATCCTTCATTCGTGGGCAAAAAGATTACAGACGTTTTCTTTTTCCAAAACCGTTTAGGTGTATTGGCAGATGAGAATGTGGTGATGTCGAGAACATCAGACTACTTTGATTTCTTTGGAACAACTGCAAGAAGTCTATTGGATAATGACCCAATTGATGTTGCAGCAAGTCACGTTAAGGTTTCAGCACTTAAACATGCGATACCATTTGACCGTAAATTATTACTCTTCTCAGACCAAACTCAGTTTATTTTGAAGGGTGGAGATTTCATTACACCTAAGAATACATCGATAAGCCAAACAACAGAGTATGAATCAAGTACAACATCCAGACCTGTTAGTGCTGGCAGTGTGGTTTACTTCCCGTCTACGAGAGGTGGATTTACCTCAGTTCGAGAATACTACGTTATTGATGATACTGACCGTTCTGATGCGCAAGATGTGACAGCTCACGTAGCTAAATATGTGCCTGATAGTGTTTATAAGATGGCGACAAGTACAGCAGAGAACGCTTTGGTTGTCCTCAGCTCACAAGAACCCAGTAAAATATACATATATAAATATCACATGGCTGGTAGGGAAAAGGTTCAATCTTCTTGGTTTGAATACACCTGCGCTGGCGCAACAATACTAAGTGCTGAATTTATTGAGAGTTCATTATTTGTTGTAGCAAACAAAGCAGGTAAAACAATTTTATTTCAAATGCATTTCGATGCAGGTCGCTTTGATACAAACCAATCATATGTAACCAGGCTTGATTATAGATTAACAAACACTCAAGTAACCAAGTCATATAATAGCAGTACAAATCGAACTACTATCACCACACCATACGCACTTACAGCTCCTGTAGTTGTAACTCGTGGTTCAAGCCAAGGAACTATTCTCCCTAATATTTCTGTATCTGGTGCAACTATTGTTGTGTCAGGTAATCATACATCTACTGAATTTTATGTGGGTGAGAGATATTCGATGACATATGAGTTCTCTGAGCCAACCTTGAAAGAACCAACTGCAACTGGGGGTCGTGTTGCCATTACTGGTGGACGTTTGCAGATAAAGCATTGGTTGCTTCGCTATCAAGACAGTGGTGATTTCACAGTAAAAATTCAACAAAAGGGCAGCTCTACTTCAAAGGATTATGTATTTACAGGCTTTGTGGTGGGTGATGGCACAAGTACATTAGGTGCAAATGCACTCACATCAGGGGATTTTAAGTTTCCTGTTATGTCAAAAGCTGACCGTATTAGAGTTATAATCGAGAGCAATAGTCATCTCCCATGCCAATTCTTATCGGCAGAATGGGAAGGGAATATGCATCTCAGGTCAAGAAGAGTTAATGGATAAATTACTTACACCAACCACGGTGGAAGACGTAAGATACATAGCTCCAAAACTTAGAACAGCAGATAAGAATGAATGTCAGGCGGCAACAGGTAAAGAGCCGCTAGATGTCCTGTTGGCAAGTTTGGAAATAGGTGACCTCACACTGACCCTTCGAACACCACAAGGTGAACGAGTTGGGTTGTGTGGGGTCGTTGCGTCTCACCTAGACAACGCAGGTATCATTTGGATGTGTGCAACAGATGACATCTATCAACATCAAATGACCTTTCTGCGTAACAGCAAGGCAGCTCTGGCTAAGTTAAGTCAGGGATATACTGTCTTATTTAACTGTGTAGATGCCCGAAACACTGTCCATATGAAATGGCTTGAATGGATGGGCTTCACGTTCATCAACAAGCACGAAAAATATGGGGCTGAAGACAGGCCCTTTTACGAATTTCTAAGGATAAATAATCATGTGTGAACCAATGACAATGGCTGCTGTAGCAGGTGGTGGTGGAACAGCTGCAGCTGCATCATCAGCATCAATGGCTATAAAAGGCATATCTACGATTGCGCAGGTTGCAGGGACAATAGACGCAGCAAACAAAAAGAATGAAGCTGTCCACCGTAACGCCAATGCAGCCAAAGACGCATACTTTTTAAAATCTAAACAGGCAAACTTACGAATTGTCCAAGAACAAATCCAAGCATCACAACAAAAAATGGATGCTGACTTAAAGGCAATGCGCTCACAAGGTACAGCAATAGCTGCAGCCGCAGGGGCAGGTGTGCAAGGTGCAAATGTAGAACAGCTGGTAAATGACTTTGAGCGTTCTGAGGGTGTACTTACAGACCGTATTTCTCAACGCTTAGATGGTATGAAA